AGTAAAGGGGTGGCCGACCCAACGATTCTAAATGTTTCGCTGTCCGCTGCGCCCGCAATCATATTTTTGAAAACCCAATCGGATGCCGCCGATGCGTGTGTGGCTATCGTCCACGGTAATTCAATGCGCCCGGCCTCGATGTTGTTGGTTGTGCTGCTTTCTTGCTGCCACGATTGGCCCGCCCCAAACCCCGCCGCCGCCGTTCCTGTGCTGTTACTCTGAATTGTTAGCACATTCTGAACGGTGGAAGTATTTGCCGTTGTGTTGCTGATCGTTACCGCGCCGCCCGTACTTGCTGCGCCCGTAATGGCTACCCGTGTTACATTGTTCGTTTCAAGGTTTAAGCCGTTTGCGTCGTTTGTGCCTATGGTAACGGCTGCGCCTGTGGTGTTGCCTCCGTTGGTAATGTCGCCACTACCTGCAGAAGGCGTAAAATACTCCAACGCTGTGCCGCCAGAATTGACCCTAAGTTGTTGGTTTGCAGTGCCCATAGCCAGCCGTGCAGCAGTATTCGCTCCGGTACCTACTACCAGGTCTCCCGCAGCATCCCAAATAGCGTCGGTTGCTACTGATCCACCCCCGCCTGAGGCGCAATACGCCTTTAATTCGGCCCCCGTGGCAATCCACTGATTTGTCCGGTCAAATACCGTAATCTTGGTGGTATCTGCCAGCGTTTGCGCCTGCAATGCAGAGATGGTGCATAACAAAAAGGCAAATGTGAGTAGTTTTTTCATCGTAGGATATTCCAGTATGATCCTGATTCGCATTGACAAGTCAAAAAAGGCAAATGTGAGTAGTTTTTTCATCGTAGGATATTCCAGTATGATCCTGATTCGCATTGACAAGTCACACTGTTGCCTTGCCCGAAATAAGACTTTGTTGTTGCTCCATCATAAAACGTTTCGGTGGTAGCAGGATCCAGGATAAATGCAAAAGCGTCTGTTCCCTTTTTCATGAATCGGTATGTCCACCCGTCGCGTGTGGCATTACAGGTTGGAAGGTTTAAAGTAATATCAGCCGTCAACGTGCCGACATAGGTCACATAGTCTGTTTCAGCGATGGTTGAAGTCGCTGTGACAGTCCGGTAATCCGTATCAAGTACACCCTTCTGGTTAACCGCTGCCACCGAAGCCGTGGCAGTTGCGCTTACACCGGCGCTTGCGGTTGCAAGACCGGACACGGTTACTGCGCCGCTAAATGTCTTCGCTCCGGCAAAAGTTTGTGTGCCGGTTGAAACAACCCCACGGAATGAAGCATCTGCATCTGGCAAGTTCAGATTTAATGTGCTGGATGATCTGGCAAATGCGATAGCCGCCGATGTAGTGGTAATACCAAGCGAATAATACAAAGGTGCTGTACCGTTTGATCCGTACAATGTAACGTCACCGCCTAAAGCCGTGGCCGTAAATGCGCTTGTTCCGTTCCCGAATAATGTACCTGATAGCGTGGTAGTCCCCGTACCGCCTTGCGCAACAGTTACGGCTGCATTGCTTGTAAGGATAGTGGCGCTTGCGTTTGGCAGGACAAATGTCTTTGTCGTTGTTGTTGGACCTGTGAAGTCCATAAACCCATTGTTTGTACCACCGTTTGCACCAGGCAAAATGCCTGATACATGGGTAGTCAATCCAACCTTGCCCCAACTTGATACCGTTCCGACACCGCCGGAAATAAGCACGTTACCTGTCGCTACTGCCGCCAACTTTGATAGGGTGGTAGAGGCCGATGCTTGCAGCAGGTCGCCAATCGTGTAGGTACTCTGACCCGTACCTCCTTGCGCCGCTGTGACAGCGGCATTATCTGTGAGGATAGCCGCCGACACATTTGGCAGCGTGAACGTTTTTTCAGTCGTTGCCGGGCCCGAAAACTTGGTAAAGCCGTTTCCTGTACCGCCAAATGTTGAAGCAATGATTTGCGTTAATGCCGCCGACCCGTCAAAGTTGTTTCCGTAAATTGCCCGTGGCGTTGTAAGTGTTGCAGCGCTCCCAGTCGTGTTCTGGTTCAGTGTAGGGAAATCCCCCGCCACTGCAATACTGAGCGTTCCGGTAGTGGTTGTACTTTTCAGGATACCAGTCGCCAGGGCGCTAGTTCCGGCGCTGTAATCAGTTCCAGAAGTGGCCGCGCTTATGGCGGTACCGTTACCCTTCAATACGCCTGTGATGGATGTTGTCAGCGTAATAGCTGGCGTACTTGTCGGGTTGGCTACCGTACCTGCAAAACCGTTGGCAGAAACTACCGAAACGCTTTGTACCGTACCACCTCCAGAGAAATAGGACGCTACATAGTTTTTGAATGCTCCGGCGGTTGACACAAACGAAGTGTCTCCTTGCTCAAGCTTTAATTTTGCGCCACCCCATATTGTAGGCTGTGCGCCAATCGCCCCGGCGAAAAGCATCAGGGCAAATAATAGTGATTTTCTCATCGTGTGTTTGTTTTTTGCTTGTCCTTAAAAGTTGTCGAAAAACCATACGCCCGTACCGCCGGAAAAACGGCAGGTACAGTCAATGCTTAGTTTCCCGTATTGAGTTTTTGTACTTGTGCCATCATAAAAAGTCTGCGTCCCAGACGGGTCAATTGTCACGCTAAAAGCATCTGCCCCGTTCCTGACGAACTTAAAATGCTTCATGTCATTGGTAGCGTCACACGTTGGCAGGCCAAGCGTAATGCTTGCTCCTATGGTACCTATCAGGATTTCATTAACTGCCGTTGTGATCGTTTGCCCTGTTGTCACGAAGATTGTTGGGTTACCCCATGATGGCTCCCATGCGGCCCCTGTCCACTGTAATACCTCAGAAGTGCTTGCAGACTGCTGGGCAATGCCTAGCGGCGTGCCAAGGCTGCCGTCTCCGGTCAATGTGGCGTCAGTTACTACCGTTCCACCGCCGCCGCCACCGCCTCCGTTTAGAAGCGTCCAGGTAGTCCCACTTCCGCTGTATTTATATAGCGCGTTTGAGGCATTGATTACAAACCAAGACTGATTCCGAAACGGAGCGTAAGACGGTGCTGAACTACCTGAAATAATATCAATTCCCTGGCCTACACGCTTCCATGTTCCGGCCTCGCTTGGACCTGCTGTGCGGTGCCATTGGTAGATATACCCCGTAGCGGTATCAATGGCTATTTCAGATCCGGTCTTTTCCCCGACTGCAATAGTTGGAACCCCATCCGTGTAATTAATACCGGCGGTCTTTTTGATGTTGTTTTGGCCAAAGGCCGCAACAGCAAAGCCCCAAAAAATCAGAATCAGTCTTAGTTTCATGTTCGTTTTCTTTTAGAGGCTAGTTCCTCAATTACTTGTGATCGGCTACGCAATTGGAGCGCAGAACGTGCAATTTTTTCAGCTTCCGCATCTTGCTTGTCAGCGGCATCATTCAATCCTTCTACAAACTTATCCAGTTCTTTTGCGGACCTAAATAAGATGTAATTCGTTTGCGTCGAAGGGCGCGGGCTTTGCGGCGTCTCTTGCGCCGTAATTGTTTCTACCAGGTAGAACGAGTCTTGTTTAATTTCCTCAATTCCGTAGGTAATTGACTGCGCACCCGCGAAAAGCGGCGCTGAAAGCAGTAGAAAAATGATCGTTTTTTTCATAATCGTTTCTTTGTGTGAGTGTTATACTATTGTAAAAACTGTTGAAGCATTAAATGCACTCAACTTTGTTATCACCGCTTTTTGAAGCGCATTGAACCAAGGCGCTGTTTCCCCTGTGCCACTTCCCGTTTCTGCGTCTACATCTGTTTTCGTTATACTTACCGCTCCATAGCCAATTACCGTAGTGGTTGTGCTATCAACCACGTTTAAGCGCACCTGGAAGCTTGTAAGAAGCTCTAAGTATGTCGGCTCACAAATAATATTTGAACCGTAGTACTTCTGTTGTGACCCTGATTACACCACGAATGGCGCTACACTTGTCGTTATCATATTCCAAAGCAGCTAAAAAGTAAAACGTATTGGGTGGAAGCGGTAAGCGTTTGACCGGCCCTTACCTTTAGTGTGAAGTTTGCCCCCGCTCTTGCGGACCATGAAAACTTTGAAAACTCTGCCGCCGCATTGTCGTTGCCTTGGCAGAATACCGGGAAAGACATAGCCGGGAATGAGGTAGCGAAAGTCACGGTGAACATATCCCCACCTGCCGTTGGCGTTGTTCCTGTAGTGAATGTGATAGAAAAGCCATTATTTGAGCCAGACACATCATTGATGGCAGGCCCGGTGCCAAGCCCTGTACCAAGCGTTCCTACTGTTGGCTTTTGCCCGGCAACACTATCATTTATAAACTGCGTAGAACGGGCGCGGCCTGATACATCAAGCGGGTGCGCGGGCGCGTCTTTATTGATACCAACCAGGGCAACTGCCGCATTAGTTATAATAAGCCCGGAGTCTGCTACCCCGCCAGGCGTTGCGCTGTTTGGCGTTATCTTGAACTTATCAGCGTCGCTGTTATCAATACCAATAGAATGCGTTACAACAGCATTTACATTGAACTGAATTACCGGATCGCCGCCATTTGCGCCGCCAACAGACAATACAAAAAGGCTGTTTGATGTGGCCGCTACGTTGTTAGCATTGTAAAGCCCGGCAATGAGGCTATTTGTGATATTCCCAGAAGCGCGCAAAAACTCGGTAGCCCCGGCAATTGCCCCGCTATTTAGGTTTAGAAATGCGTTGTTCGCACCAAGCCCTGCAACTTTTCCTGTTCTCGTTCATCGGTCGTTTACTGCATCAATTGTAAATGCCGCATCACTTGAGATTGTGCCTGTGCCTGTCCAGTATGCAATCCTATTTGCCACCCCGTTGCCGTTACCATCCACGAATCCAAGCAGGGTTTTTACCTCTGCAACCGTCAAATCTTTAGGGTCTGCCGCCGCGCCTGTGTTATTCCCCTTTATCGAGTTAGCGGCCATGTTGGCCAGCTTTGTGTTGGTTACAGCGTCAGCAGCTATCGTTGTGGCGTTGCTATCCTGCGCCGCTGTAACGTCACCCGTCAAGGCTTTCCGCACAATAAATCCACTACTCAAAAAAGCCATTGACGTGCCAGGCCCAAGCTCTTGCACATCGCCTGCCCCTGCGGTCACGCGGCCCAATACGCGGTTTGTGGTAACGTTCTGGATTTTAGCGTAGGTAATCGCGGCGTTAGCGACTTTCGCCGTGGTCACATTTCCGTCTAGTATCTTGACTGTCGTAACTGAATCGCTTGCTAGCTTCGCAGCCGTTATACTTGCATCAATTACGTTTGCCTGTATCTCCGTTTCGGCGTCAACCGCGTCATCTGCAAGCGCCCATGATACCGTTGCGGTATTCAGGAAGTTGGCCGATTCACGCTGCGTTTTTAGCGTGTTATTGTCTCGGATTTTGTTGTAACCCGCTGTTACCGTAGATGAAATGGTAGGGTTCCCAGAAACGCCGTCTCCATCGGTAATACTTATTCCAGCACCAGCCGTTAGGGTGCGCTGCGCGTATGTTTCTGCCGCTGTGCGGGCGACTATTCCTGTACCACTCATTCCCTCCAGCGCAGCCAAGTCATTAGCAAGCGAGAAAGTCAATGTGCCTGCCGTTGTGATCGGGCTACCTGCAATCGTAAAGCCTGCCGCCGGAGCTGCCGCCGCTACGCTTGTAACTGTTCCACCGCTAGTTGGCGTTTCGCTTTGCCATCCATTTGTAGTATCCCATGTTAGAACGTTCCCATCTGTGGTGCCTCCGTAGGCCTCCCATTCATCTGTTACCGAATTGAATCGCAGTATCTCACCCTGATTGGCGTTTGGGAGTGAGAACGCATAGGCATTCTGCTTGACTACCAAATAGCTATCTTCAGGGTATTCCGATATAGCGGCCTGGCTAATCACGCTTAACGAGGTATCGCCAAGGATAGGCGGCGTGTCAATGATAAACGTCTGGTATTGTCCCGTGTATGGGTTTACCAGCGTTACGCCGTCACCGGCCAAAAACTCATTGCCAAGGCTTGCTGTTTTTAGCGGTATGGTCGTAACCGCTGCGCCTTCCGCAATCTCTCCGTCTAGCTGATTATACGCTACCGGAGCAAGTACGGCAGGGGCCGGATTAATTGAGAATCCAGGAGCCGTATTTACTAATCCTGTTGGGTTTTTAGGGTCCGGCGTCGGGTGCGTCGGCTCATAGATTATTTTCTTTTTAACAGGGGTCGAGCTTACCCCGTCAACTCCGTAGTCAAGTTCTACCCACGATCCTGTCATCCGGTTTAGCGCCAAATCCCATTCAACACGGGTGAACATCCAATGCCGCCCGTCGGAAGTCTGGATAAGCCTGTGAATGCGGAAATTGCCGTCTAACGTGCCGTTCATACGGCGGCGCGGGCTTGCCTGTCCATTCAGGATATTAAGCGCAAGGATGTCGCTTATGTAGCTTGTGCGCGGGTCTGTACCCTGTCCCCATAATGGCGCAGGCTCCCAGGTTCCGCTATTGTTGTAGAATATCCGGCCCAAGGCGTTTACCTGCGTGTCGGAGAATCCAATCTTTAGTTCCGTTTTGTATATTTCGGTCGCGTCGAGCGGGTTTACCGCCTCATAAACAACCTGATCCTCTGCATTCTCAACTACACCCTCGTCAAACACATCCAAGTAAAGATCGTTAACCGACCAGAACTTTGTGAACTCTGCGTCATTCGCCGCCGTTCCGTTCCATTTGATAATGCTACCAATCGAAAAAAGAAAGGTATTTAGGTCGCCATCGGCGGGCAGCGCCGTGGTAAGCACCTCAAAAGAGAATACCCCGTTAACCTGATTGCCTGGCGTTGGCACTGTGCCAATCTGGTGCGGTAAATAGACGCGGTTCCCGCTATTGGCATCCCAGTTGCAGTTCTTTAGCGTAGCGGTGTAGTTAGAAATCGTGTAATCCCTAAGCAGGTAGTTTGACCCAATCTTCAAACGGAAGTTAGGAACGATGAAAAGTTTGTCATTTACGCCGCCTGAATAGGTGTTATTCTTAATGCCAAAATTTACCGTTCCTCGAATCCTGAATGTAGAATCCCCTCCGTTGGCGTCAATAAGCTGATTGAACGTGATGGTATCATTGCCAACGCCAAGATTTTTGCCATTTAGCAGATTGCGCCGGCGCTTCGCGTTGTACGTTACCTGCGCCTTTTTCAGGATCGGCAGGAAGTCGTAATTTATCAGGGTAATCTTTGCCCCGGCAATGGTCTGATTTATCAGGTTTGTTCCGGTGTTTGTGGCACTAGAAATGAATGTTCCCGTTTTGGTGTAGTCCCTTGTGTAGTATGGGCTTGTGCTTCTGTATGGTATTTGGTCAATGCGCCAATGCCCTTCGCTCTGATAAATCCGGCATCCAAATGCCTTCATAATTTCAGAAACAACTACATAGCACGAAACTACGTCATCCTGAATCCCGCCGTCTACGGTGAAGTCATGGAACACGACATGGTCAACGCCACTTTGGTATAGCGGGTCTTCATCCGCTCCGCTTGTCATTGAAGCGCTCCACCAGTCTACCGCCGTGCGGATAAACACTTCTGAACCGCTCCAAAAGCTGGAATGTGGCATTTTACTGAGCGCATTGGTTAAATGCTCTGTAAAACGCTTAATGCCGAAGTAAAGGATCTCAAACGGGGGTGTATCATTCAGATACGGGATGTCTTTGAGTAACGACAACCCGCATACTGCCGACAATTTGAACGGGAATGGGTCAATATCATCTTCCCCTGATTGGTCAGCTTTCAACACCCCACGCCAAACGTCGGTAGGAGATCCAACCTTCACAATTTCAACGGTGAACCGAGCATCCTCGCCATAGGCGAAATCCTCAATGAAGGTAGTGAGTGTGGTATCTGTCGCCGGTATATTTATGCTGATTGTGGCACGGCTCCCAACGATGGGCGAATGCCGGTCTTCGCCGCGTTCGGCATCCCAAAGAACATGACAGGAAAGAATATCCACTTCAGTCACGGCTCCTGAGTAATCATTATCGTACACGTTAACCGTATACTGGCCGGAGTAGTCCGGGCCAATAATGGTCACGCGAGGCGATTTGTAATTACCAGTGATTCTGAGTCCCATTACCGAAATTTATTATTCTTTGCTACCGTTCTATCGTAAACCAAAACGAGGTCTGTACCTCTTGCCACAAACTCCCCTGTTATGGAGATATTTTGACCACCGCGCAGCGCTGTGGCGGTTACGCCTGCGGAAAACACCTGTGAATGCTTTGGGAGATTGACAAACTCCGGCCCCCGTTCACCCACAAGCGCAAGACCGCCCGGAGCATCCCGCGTACCTGCGGCGAACTTCTGCGAAGCGATTACACCTAATTGGATTGCGCCGGCAGCGGCAGCGGCCACAATTGCAGGAATATTCAATGGAGGCGGCGCACTGGCAATGGCTTTAGTGATCGCCACGGCGATGTTTACCGTCGCCTCAGCGAGTGCCGCTATCTTTTTACGCTGGCCAGCCTTCTTTTCAATGGCTGCACGTTTTCGGTCTAAATCTGCCTGAATGGCGGCTTCTAATACAGCATTTCCTTTTGCGTTTGCAAGTCTAACCTTCCCTTCAGCTTCCAGCGCCGCTAAATCTTTATCTCGCTTTGCGTTTGTCGCATTGTCGAATATATTAGCGGCAGCAGCGGTAGCCTCTTGTACGATTCCTATATAAGTATCCCTCCACTCTTCACCCTGCTTCCTCGCTACTTTTTTGCTATTTTCCTGTAATTTTGGAGGGGTTACAGGTCTAGTAGGTATTTTATTATCCCCCGCAAGCGCTCCAATTCCGCTGGCATCCTGCCCTTCCTTTTTTATGATGTTTATGACAACATCATTTGGCTTTTGCGTTAAGTTATCAAGCTGTGCTTTAAGGTTTTGAACCTCTGCGGACGCAGGTTTGAACCCTGCGTCAATCAGCTTTTCAATGCCTTTTCTAAGCGCCTCTAACTTTGCTATATCTTCATCATCCCCAAGGAGCTTGGCTTTCGCAGTAGAGTTCTTGATGTCATCAAGAACATTCTTTAACTCCTTAGCCTTTTTCTTTTGAGCTTCAATAGCATCAGCATTCCCTTTCCGCTCTTCAGTATCCTGCCTAGTTACCGTAATGCCTAATTGGTGCGCTTCTCGCTCTGCCTCTGCTGCATCCCTAAGATCATATTCTTTTTTAAGCACCGGATCAATGGCAACAGCCATTGTATTGAATGCTCTATCGAATTGGCCGGAAACTATTTCAACCTGCTTCCCAAGATCGGCAGATTGCGCCTTCATCTTTTCGATAACAGCAGCAGATATGCTACCTGCGCGAATCATGTCGCCAGTATTAATAAGACTAGCTTCGCTTGCTGTTACAGCGCCACCTTCTTTTAGCTGCTGAATGCGGGTTATTATTTCCGCCTGCTTTTCATATATAGAGTTTACGGCCTCTGCCTTTTTCCGTTCTGCTACACCCCTTAAAATTGAACTGTTTAGCCCATTTTGCAAGGTAGTAAGACGCGAAACAGATGCGCCTTCAAGGTCCATGCCCTTGAAGTATTCAGGATACATCTTAATCAGCGCATCAATACTTTTCCCCTTCTCAAACTTGCTTTTAGTCTCATCCTTTACCGCCGCAAAAAGCCTGTTTACCTCTCCAATCTCTTTTGCTGTATCCTTTACGATCTGCGCCTGCGCATCTGAATACTTATCAGATGCGAAAGTGGCGGCATCGAAGCTGTCAGCCATCGTGTAGACGGCAACGCCAAGCGCTGCAACTATTCCAATAATACCAAGCGCAACTTTCACGCGAAGCGCAGCCGCTTCCATTGCAGCCATCCCTACGTTTAGGGTTTCAATAGCTGCAAAAGCCGCCCTGAATCCTGACACAAGCTGCCCGGCCCCACTAGCAAGGAATGAAAACACTTTAAGAAGTGGCCCGGCGGCAATCAGCGCAAGTGCAAACTCTGCTGCTAGCTGTTTTGTGCCATTGCTTAATCCAGCAAACCATTTTTGAGCATCTTGCAGGAAAGCAGCAAACTGCTCACTCTTATCCCCAATATTGAAAACCTTGTTAAGCTCCTCTCCAATTCCAGCTAAAAACTGCTTTATAGCACTACCTGCATTTACAATGGCATTTGATATGCCGCCTTCAACGCGGGATAGCTTGGCCATCTCCTTTGTAATCCCTTCAACAAATTGCTTCCCGGTTAATCCAAGTGCCTGTATTTGCTCTGCATTCGAGGTGCCGAATGCCTTTTGCATAAGGCTTGAAATGATCGGCAAATTTTCCTGAACAATTCGAAGGTCTTGAGATAGAACCTTGCCCTTTGAAATCATTTGTGACATTTGGACTGTCACACTTTCAAGGTTTTGCGCAGTACCTCCAGTTGAGGCCACTGCATTTGCAAGTTCTACAATTACGCCACGGGCTTTTTCAGCAGACAATCCAACGCTTTGTAATCGAATAGATGCCGCTACCGCTTGCGGGAAGTCAAGGCCAGGAGCAAGGGCCGCTTTTCTAAGCGCTTCAACTTCCTTATTTGCCTCGCCTACAGTTCTGCCAGCGTTTTGGAAGGTAGCGCCCATCGCAAGGCGCAATGATTCAAATTCTCCGGCAGCCTGAATAGCAGCGCCACCCATAAGCGCAAGCGGCAATGTAACCGCCTGTGTCAGGGTAGTACCAATTCTCGAAATTGTTGGAATTGAGTTAGATAAGCTAGAGGAAACGTTTTTTGAAAAATCCTCCCCAGCCTTTTTGCCTGCATCTCCAAATTCCTTTCCAGCCTTGCGCAGTTCACGCTGTGCAGCACTTAGCCCCTTTTGGAGTTCTCCAATCCTGGCGGCTATCTCTACATTTAATTGCGCTACACTGGCCATTTTTTAATTATCGCTAGGGAATTGGATTGCGTTCATTCGTTCAAAGGCTTCTTTATCTAACTCCGAAAATCTAGGGGCATAGTCTGATTCTTTCTCCCAAGGGAATAGTCCAAACTTCTCCAGTTTAAGCATTGACCCTTCAATGTGAACCTTTGAGTAAAAGGCGATAAGCCTTGCACTTTCCATCGTTTCACGTTGTCGGCCTCTGAGCGCGTTAAAAAAGTACCGTGGCTCTGCGAAATCAAATTCGTTTTGATTCCATCCAAGCCTGCCAGCGGATATTTCTAACTCGTCAAAGTCCCAGTCGTATTCGCTTCCCCCGGCTCTGCTTCGCCCTCCCCGGCAGCAGGCTTTGGCAATGAGTCTACAATCATTTTTGAAAGCGTTTCAACGCCTCCAGGCAATTGATCTATCCAAATTGCAACATCCATTTCGTCAAAGTCCTTTCGGTCTGTGACGCCTTGTGCGCGGTCCCCGGTTCGCAGGGCGCAATAGGTGATGTCGGCAATGGCGTCAAATATTGCATCGGGTTCTTCCGGGTTTGATAACTCCAGGAAAAAAGCAGACATAGTCTTGCCTGTCCGTTGTTTGCGAAGGCGAAAAGCAGCGTTTCCAAAAAGGATTGGCCGCTTTTCACCACCTAGTTCAATGTGTTCTACCTTCATTTACAGAGTAAATTTCACAAGCGCTCCAGAGCCCTGGAATGAATAAGCGCCCGTCACGTTTTCGTTTTGGCCAGGGCTAGAAAGTGACCATTCGGTTACAACTGCCGTTCCGCTCCAATGCACATCGCCGGTAACACCAGTGCCATACACCAGCGAAGCCATTGTTTGGCCTACCGCAACATCATAGATTGGAACAGCGCCATTTGAGGCATCATAGCTGAACAGAAGGTCTCCCGACATTGTCCAGTTAGTTTGTCCGTACAAAAATTCCTCCCATTGGCCGGAGTCTTTGCAGGTTGTTTGCCGGGTGCCGTTAGTCACCTTTAACTCGGCATTTGTCTGACAAGTAAGATAGCTACTTGCAAACTTGATTTTCATCAACTTGGAGTTTACTACACCCGTTGTTGCCATGATTCTTTATTTTTTAGTGTTTGTTTTTTGTTCTGCATTAAATTCCGCAGGCGGTACGCACCCCGGAACGCCATATGCTTTCAGTCTGGCCATTGTGCCGTCCGGCACGGCGCTGCCTTCGCCTGATTTAATCAGCGCTAGCGCCTCATTGTCAAAGAGGTCAACCACGCAACCAGCGGGGAATAACTTACCCCCTATTGTTTTTGGAACATTCAAGCCTACTTTCATTATCTGATTGCGTTTTGTTGTTCAAATTGTCTTCCAAGCCGCTCAAATTCGCGCTTCATTATTCCAAAAACACGGTCTTTGCTTCTGGCCCATGATGCGCCGAAAAATGGCTTTGCCTGGCTGTGTTTTGTGCCTTGCTCTACCATATGCAGGTAGTACCCGTCTGTGCGCCGTCCGGTGAATTTCCCGGTCGCGCGTCGCGCTAGTTTAGCCCCGACAAAAACTTTTGATTTTGCACGGCTGAACTTTAGCACATTCATTGATCTTCCAAGGTTACCAGGTGAATACGAGGCCACCTTATTCCCAAGCCCTTTTGGGGCGCGTAGTTTCTTCGTTAGTTTCGAGGTGTTGTACCTGTAATGCACCGCCTTGCTCTTTGGAGCCGCAGATTCAGCCGCAGACGCCGCATAAGACCCGCCAAGCGCCGCAACCCTCTGACGATGCTCATAGTACAGCTTGCCGCATTTTTGCAGCACCTTTACAGCAGCATCTATTTCTTGCTCGATTGTCATTAGCTTGGTAACATTACTGTTTTTAACATCCCGCCCGGCGCTGAAATATGATTATCAGCAGTCCGGTATATGTCTCCAAATTGTAGCCCGTCGCTTATCGCTTCTTCATCGCTGTCGTATTCAGGAAATGAAGCCATCCATTCGCGGGCGATTCGCTTAAATGTGTCATTCATTTGGTATCCTTACTTGTTTTGGCATCCCGCCGGGAGCCGAATTATGATTATCAGCCGTCATGTACACATCCCCGTAAACAAGGCCATCAGCCACCGCACTTTCATCGCTATCGTACACAGGCAGCAAATCCATCCATGCTTTACTTTCACTCACATAAGGCGCTCCAAATGGAATAGGTGGAACATCCCGCAAATACCTAACATCGTACTCTACCTGTCTGATAAATAGCACACTCTCGCTGTCAAAATCATCTTTCATCCCAATCAATCGCACCGCGTCAATATTATGCACCGCTAAATCTGAAGTCGTTACGCTGCCACTAAATCCATCTATTGCATTTCGTGTAGCGGTCGCTATTTTCTGGACGGTGTCGTATGATTTTGCAAATACATTCAGCATGATCTGCACATTATCCACCCCACTTACCTGCGTCTTTGAATCATTCGCCTTTAAATCTCCCAAATACAGCGTTACCGCCGGATAAACTTTCTGTTGTGGCAGCACAAGCGGATATATGGCAGTTACATCCGCTAATAGTGCCAGTGTAGTGGCATCATCCAATAGAATCTGTCTGAGCGCCCCTACTACATTCATTTTTTATGTCTCGTTGTCTCGTTTTTCGGCTTCAATGATGACAAACCGAGTGCGGCCTGTCCGGGAAATATTAAGTATGTCGTACTCATCGCCATCAAACACAATCCGCATGGTTTCACTTAGCGTAGGCCAGAAATCTCGGAAGGTGAATTTTGTCCGGTTCCATGCTACCATCTGCTGATTTTCACCCCGCATCCCTTCGTCGCTCTGCGCTGTATACTCGATTTTAGCCCACACATCTTCCGCCAGGAAACTTGGTGTTTCTACCCATCCACCTGTGGCGTCTGCCACACGGGTATACTGCCGGATAGAGATGAGTGTATCCATCTCTGCGACATCTTTGAGCTGTTTTGATAGGTTGCCCATTTAAAGCATCCTTTGTGCTGACAAAAGCGCATCCGCGCTACGTTGTCTTGCATTGTTAGCACCGCCAAGCGGTATGTCTTCTCGGTTCTCATACATGAAGGCAATTTTTTGCAGCATCCCTTGCATGGTTATTCTTGGGATGTTAGCCGTATCTGTTGCGCCAGCCACATACACCATCTTAAAGGCATTTGTGGTGAGCGCGTCGTAGCTTGGAACTGAGCCATTGATCTTCAATGAAATCCGGCATGGCTCCGAAACTAAATCCACATTGTAATTGCTGCTATTCCATGTGACATAAGTTCCGCCACTCAAATACGATACTGAAGTGATGCTCTGAATAGGGGCAACCGATAAGCGGAAAATCCCGCCTTCCGGCCAACAGTCAAAATATTCCTCAATCGTTTGCGTCATCAGCGCCCGCCCTGTGCCGTGTTCAGCCCATGAGCGTGCCGAAATAATCAGCTGGTCAATGATGTCATCTTCAGCAGTTACCGAAGATGGGATCTTCAACCATTGCTTTATAAAAGCCCTGGTAAAAGGCTCTGTTGTTGGGGCTGTGACTACCTTGTAAGCCATCTTGATTGGTGTTTAGGTTGTACAGCCTTTTCTCTTGCAAAAACAGGGGCAACAGTCACCACAGGTTCAGCATTGCCCGCCATGATAGCGGCCATTGCTTCGGAGTCGGGCAGGTCGTACTCAACGCCTGCCGTAAAATCGCCTTTGGTGACTGTTGCCCTGATTTTCATTGGTTATGCTGTTTTCAAGCACTTGATTGCATTCTGGTTCAATAGATTGCCGTCAAGAGACATCCAACCCATAAATCCAGCGGTTCGGTTCGCCCAGTAGATAGAATCGTTCCGGTCAATAGTCACACCACCGATACGGCGAATCACATACTTTGAGAAGTCCCCGAAGTAGATGTACTTGGTAGCCGTTACCGGGGCAGCGCCAATAGAAGGAAGGTCATTGTTGACAAAAACCGGGTAGCCAAGGAGCATATCAGGTTCGCCAGCAATCACGCGATCTGCAAATAAGTGGGTCGTGTTGGTGGTGAAGTCAAGCTTACGCAGGTAAGCCAGGGTAGTGCGGTGCATCATAAAGCCGACCTTTGCGCCGGTTGAATAATACTTGTCCACACTGTACTGCAAGTCAACCAACTCGGAAGCGGTAATTGCAGTAGCGGAAGCGGTGGTTTTGCCCACGGTGGTAGAAGCAACAGTCAATCCGTAAGGCTGTGAAGTTCCGGTACCGTTGGTAAGTACGCTGTTTGCCTTGCGGCTCAAACGTGCAGCCAATTGCTCAGCGAGAACGGTTTGAAGCAGTGCAACGCGCTCATCACGAATCAACTCTTTTGCCACCTTTACGATGTTAGAGTCGATTGTGTAGTCGTTGAACAACACATTGCCAAAGGCGATGTCTGAAACGGTTGCTGCCGTGCCCTGGCCGGAGATTGTACCGCTTACGCTGGTATCGTCAGCCGTTGGCCAAGGGAGAACGCCGCCCATTACATCATCGTAAATCTGGCAGTTCTCCATCATACCGCCTGACCAAAGGCCCATCGCTTCCAATTGGTTGGAGAACGACTGCGGAACGAGGTAACCACCAAGGGAGTTCGTGGTAGTGATCTGGGTGTTGGTGCCCCGCGTTTCAAGCACTTTCATTTCTTCCGGCGACAAAGTCATGTTTTGACCACGGGTCAGCCAGCGGCCATACACTTCCTCATAAGCCATGCGCTTTTCGGAGTGTGCGCCAGAATCGTGCTTTTCTTTGAGCATACGCTCGTCGATAGCGTCCGCTTCCATAGCGCGTTTTTGGCGATCTTCATCCTTCCGAGCCTCAATAATGCGCTCCTCGAATGAGTCAAATTCGTCACCGGCCTTTTGGAAAGCTGCCGCATCTGTTGGATCGGCGAATTTTCCATCTGCACCGCGTTTGTTGCGAAGGGCAACGTAGGTATTCCATACGGAAGCACGTTGTTCCTGTAATTGCAAAGATGTCATTGCTTTTGTTTTTTAGTTTAAAAGTTGCATTCGCCGAAACTCGAATTGGTCTTGTTCCGCAATGTCTATTTGGACCACAGCGGACTCCCCGCCTTGATCGTTTTTGTCTCTGTTTTCAAAATTGTTGATTTCGCGCATCGCGTCCAGGTGCGCATTCATCATGGCGATTACCTGCTCCTTTGCCACAATGCACTGCGCAAGCAGGCGGGCAAACGTTGCCGATTCGGCTGTATCAGCCTTTGCATACCATTGGTATTCAGCAATCAGGTAGTTGATCTCGCACACCATTTCATTGCCCTCTTTGATGGCTCTGGCAACGGTGTCAGCCATCCATCCAATGCTCCATGTGGATGAAGGGTCTTTTGCTGGCATTTCGTCAATGACGGCCATAGTGTCAACCGGCTCTTCCGGGTTAATGGCGCCGCCTTCCTCGCCATCGCGCACTTCATTGAATGAAAGGCTGCGCTTTGCGGCGCTTGTATCAGGGTTGGCCGGGAATGTTACCGGGGAAGCGTCTACGACGACTGCGACGTCAGTAATGGTGCGCACGCGCTTTCCATCAATCATTTCCCAACGGTCTCCGATTAGTTTTCCCGTTTCATCGGTGCGAATAATAAAGCCCCAGCTGCTTTGGTCAATGTCAAGCCGACTAAGCGAAGCCCGCATATTTTGCCCATTTGGGGAATCCGGCAAAGTGGCGCTATACCACATGCCAATTTCATCAAGGCCTACTTGGGCCGTGCCTGATTTAGTACGGCCAAGGACCAAGTGCGATTCGTGGTTATCCAAAACCCGAACGTCACTCAAATCAGCATTTTGCAGGGCGTTACGGTCAATGATCTCTGTATACCAGCCCATATCATAAGGAACGCCCCATTTCAAGGCATATCCATAGACTTCACCCATAGCGGAGCCTTCAACGGCCCGGTATTCAACCTTTTCGCTTACAAATCTGCGTTCGTATGTGGATGCCACTGGCTCGGAGTTAACCCCCGGCGGCAGATGGTTCGCTTTGCGGTGTTCCATTGTCTATTTTTTTACCACCCGCTCCCGCTTGCGCCGGAATTGGTGTGTTAGTGTCGTTGATTACGTTGGCCTCGATATTCCCAGAGTCGTCAATGATGGCCATGTTCACAGGAACAAGCGGCTTGTCAAGCCCTTCGAGGCTATTCATGTTTTCCTTTTCGCGCACCTCGTTCCGTGTCATGTATCCGTTCAGGATAGCCGACGCATAGAATGCGCTGCGGGCAGCGGTGTCGCCCCGTAGAAGTCCCTCGAAATTGTGTCTGAAGAAGTAGTTATCCGATTCCTTTTCGATGCGAGTGAGTAGCTTGATAAGCATCTCCTGCTCGAATTGAACCGCCCACGGGCGAAGGCAGAGCGTGACAAACAGTGTTGTCATCATCTCGATATTGTTGAACGTCGCCCGATCCATGTTCTGGAGCAGGTGAACCGGAACGCCAAAAACGCGGGCAACCTCATTAACCTGGAATCCACGGCTTTCATTAAGCATGGCTTCCTCCGGGTTTAACCCGATCTTGGTCATGGTCATGCCTGCATCAAGCACCATTGTAGAGCCTGACTTCTGAGCGCCTGAAACAGCGGATATATTTGCCTGAAGTTGCGCCTTTTGCGCGGGCGTAAGCTGCCCCGGATAGGTTAATACCTTGTCTACGCTGGCATTGTTGTGGAAAAAGGCGTTTCCGTATTTGTTCGCGCCAACGGCGAATCCTAGTGTATCATTATGGATGCTGGACACGTCGATACCTTGAATCGCATCCATTGAAAAGCCTTTGATGTGCAGCACTTCCGACGCAAGTAGCGTTTTTCTTCCTGTGCTGTTCCCGCGCTTATAGTCCCAGATATATCCAACGCTGCCGTCATCGGTTTGAACGACTGTCACATGGCCATTCATCAATTCCAGCTTTATGGGCCTGCCTATGCCGTTGCGGTGGATGTATGCAAAAGCATCTCCGAAGCAAGCCCGCGCAAAAAGCGCACGGCGAAAATCGTATGTGGTAATATTTGGCGCTGGCTCCGTGCGGACTAGATACCGAACTGGATGCCCTTGTGCCGGGTTAGCTCCGTCTTCGGAGCGCATGTATAAATCAAGTGGAAGTGAGGCCAGAGTTTCAGAAACTTTCCTGACGGCGTCCCATACGGCGGGAACAGATAGTGCTTTGTTGGCAGTTACATACTTGCCGCCGGACCAGTCTGTCGGTTGGCCCCACAAATCAGCAGGGGCCACGGTTGCCGGGTTTAGGTCGCGCTTTTCCTGAGAATCGGCAATGCCGGTCCCCATCCATGCTGGTCGTAAAGCGCGAAAAACATTCTCCCACATAATGTGGTCAAAGTTCCGCAACTTTCAA